TCTTTGGATATTCCAAAGGAATGTCTAATCCCTTGTGTATGGCGGCCCATAACGCCTGCAAAGCTTTAATTTGCACTGGATAGAAGTCCAGAAAGGGATCTAGCTTTTTGTCGTGAACCCACGCATGTTCTTGCAAAGGTCTTTCACCAAAACCGTTTTTAACATACCAGTCTTGATACTTTGTGTAATAGGCGTTGCTAATCTCAACGCCTATGCCATCTTTGTTTCCATAGCGATTGCCAGCGTGCCAAGCACCATGTTGCGTATCTAAAAGTTGATAAATTGTGCCGTCATTATCAATGCAGAAATGAACTGAGATACCCCTGCGATTCAAGACTTTAGCACAAGATTCAGCCGAGAGGCAAACATCCCAATGATTAACAAACATGCTTGGTTTCCTATCCTCTTTACCAGAATAGTCGTAGTAGTTGCCAGATTTTATTTTTAATCCGTTTGGCTCATCCCAAAGCACAACCTTGTCCCACTTAATCGGCAAAAACTTACCATTGTGCACAATGTGATTGTCACCATCTTTGGGACAGAACCACTTGTTGCTGGGCTCGTAATCGGAAATGTTTGCTTCCCTTTCTGTCCAAATTCTCCTGTATGTCATTGGACCAACTAGGCCGTCTGCGGTAAGTCCATTAGACTTTTGCCATTTCTTTACGGCTTTAACCAAATCCTCATCATTGTATTGTTGGCCAAACCACGAAGGCTGCCAGCCCAATTTTGCTTCTGATGCTTGGTTGTAAAAAGTTTTATCCATTATATAACCTCGTCTGCAATTCCATATTCAACAGCTTCAGCAGCCGTCAGATAAACGTTGACTTTTCTTTCAATTAATTTCTTAAGCAATCTTTTAGTCATGTCAGTTTCTTTGACCAAAGCTTCAATGTACTGTTCTTGAGTTTGGCGGATCTCATCCATCTCGTTTTCAAGATTGTGCAGCATACCGGCGTTACCACCAATCACTCCATGTATCATGACACGGCAATTTTTACCGATCTTTCGGTGACCTTTGGTTCCGCCGGCCAGCAAAAGAACACCGGCAGACATCACCTTGCCCAAGCCAAGCGTATGGATGGGCGTGTCGTTTCGGACAATCCTCATTACATCATAGAGTGCGAACATTTCATGCGCAGAACCTCCGGTAGTTGACACAAGAAATTCAATAGGCTGCCTGTTGATCTTCTGATCATCCCCAACAATGAGGCCAGTTTCTCGTAATCCCAACATAATGCCAATTAGTTCCCCTATTTTCTCCTCTTCAATGTCTCCACAAAGGCCAATGGCGCGGATATTAGGCTCGCTTTGTAGTGCCATGATGGCGACCTCTTCTGCAGTTAAAACCTCATTTTCCGGTTCCTGCTCTTCATCTTTATCTTTTGATTTGTTTGCTAAATTCACTTGTACTCCAGTTACTTTTTGTTTATTTGTTTCGTGTCAAGCTCAGACAACCTTACCATAGCAGAGTCCCAGTCGTTAAATTTAATTGATGATTTAAACTTTTCCGGGTAGTCAGACAGCATGCCGTTAATTACAAGCCTCTTCCACACTCTTATATCATGTAGGTCAAGATTGTTCTGTATCTTAAGATCACTACAGTTGTCGACAGCGCATTCAACTGTCTTTTGTTTCATAATTTTGATGAACTCGATGTCAGCCGCAATCCCTCCAAGCATCTTTAAACATGCATGCTCAACACTCTTAGTAAGCGTAAAAGCCTTGCCGTAAACCAAGACAGAAGAAATTATGCGATGAAGTATCATCCCAAGTATTATTAATAGAATATTATCTAATGTAAACATTTAACCTCACAAAAAAAGCCTTGACGAAAAACGTGTATCATCATGGCTTTTTTATATTGTATCACAAACCTAAACTTTGTTAATGGTTATAGTTTATTTCTTTGCTTTTGAAGCTGCGATTAACTTGGCTGCAACCTGACGGGTTACGCGCTCAAGCAGGTCGTCGGTGATCTGCTCTTCAAGCGGTAGGCCAGACGAGTTACCACCCATGTGAGCAGTGGAAGCCTTAGCTTTCCCGCCGCCCATGTGAGCCTCACCAGCAGATGACTGACGGTTGTCGTCACTTTCGAAATCCTTATTGGTGTTCGTGCCCTTATTGAGCATGTCTTCTCCGCCGGCAGTATGCTGGCCTTCTTCTTGCACTTCTTCATCGGACTCTTCCAGTTCTTCTTTCTTGTTCTCAAGAATGCTGCGAATCTGACTCCTGATGTAGTTGCGCATGCGGCTTTCGTACATTCCGCCACGGTTAGCCGGAGGCATATCCGCACCCATGTCGTCTTCAGCCTCTTCTCCGCCCATCATATCGTCCATACCGGCCATATCAGCCATGTCGTCCATTGGGCCTTCCTCTTCACCGCCGTCTCCTTCAACATCAACGTCAACGCCGGTAACGCCTTCAATTGCATCAGCAATAGCCACGACCAGCTCCTCAACGTCAAAATTTGCAGGACCAGCAGCAGAGTCCATTTCTTCTGGCGCCATCATGTCGCCTGCATCTTCGGGACCAGCAGGCGGCACAGCGTCATCCTGAACCGGGTCCATCATCTCATCTTCCTCTTGCTCACGCAAGACATGTCCAGAACGTGAGACAAATGTGTCTGCTAGTGCTGGTATCGTAGCAAGCTTCATAAACCTGCGTACCTGTGTTTCTGTTAAAAGTTTTTTGCTCATTTTGATTTTACTCCCGATGTGTATTGAATGAGAATTCCTGTAAATAAATAGTAATGTAAATGCTGAAATGCATTTTTCTTTTATAAATTATAGTCTGCTAATTTTTTCTTTAGCTTAGCGGTAGCTTTCTTTTCAATCTGTTGAATGCGAACAAAACTAACGCCTTCCCTTTTGGCAATCTCACGCAATGTCATTGCGCCATGATTATCAACACTAATTAGTGTACAGTTTAGGTCGTCGCCATAATTTATCCACAATCGACACTCTTGGTTGTCACAAGCTTTCTTATCTTTAACACATGTTCTTGCACATTTTCTCATAATTCTGGGTACTCCTTTTCAATTAAATCAAATATACTATCAACTTCTTCTGTTGTAATTCCAAATTTTCGCAGATTTTGTTGGCCGGAATTTTCTAGCTTTTCGGTTTTTTTATGCTTGGCCGAACTACGGATTTTGCTGTTTTCAACTCTAAATTGCGACAACCAATTCATAAATGCTTGGTCATCGTCAACATAAGCTTTTATAACTCCACGAAAAAAAACAGCTTGAGACAAACCATCAGAATGAAGTTTAATTTTAAGGTCAGCCTTTGTTTTGTCCTTCTCATAAAAAGCTATTTTCTCAACAGATTTATCCTTTGACATTGGCAACTCCCATGATGTGGGTGCCACTCTCTGATTGCCCGGCTGCAGTTTGTCTAATGAACTTAGCCTTAGCGTGTAGTTCACCCAACGTTCGGGCGCCCGTGTAAGAGAAGCCACTGCGTATGCCCCTCTCTAAATCCTCCAGCACAGCCATTACATCACCTTTGACCGGTACCATGGAAGAAA